ATTAATAACAAGGTATTTCATTCCCGTAATATCATCGGGAACCGAAAGGCCAGATGCTCCCGTTAGAGCTCCAGTCATTTTAATAGTTGAAGTTGCAATCGTTGCGCCTGTAGCTCCGTCAGCAACGGCCAACGCTGTAGTAGTACCATCTGCTACTGCCTGAGTGGTATAACCACCGGCGATTTGTTGTAAAATCTCTAAATTAGTATTAGTGTATCCGCCCCATAGTCCGGCTTTTTCACCGGTCACCATTAATTGGACACCTAAAGGGGTATATGCTGATGCCATAATATTTTCTCCTGTTTAAATTCTTTTTTATTAATATAAAACACTAGTCCATAAGTGTCAACTAGGCTGCAATATCTACCTCAGTCCAAGTTACCGTAGTTCCTGTATCAACAGGGGCCCACGCAAGACCATGGGCAGATCCCACAGCAGTTGTTATTTGTTGTCCGGTAGGTTTTATAACAGCATTAGCTTGTGTTGTCACGCTCCCCAAAGAAGAAGTTATTGCTTGACCAGTAACATTGACTTCGATACTCGGTGTCGCAATAACAGTTCCTAAAGATGAAGTAATAACCTGTCCGGTTACACTTACCGGTGCGTCTGCATTAACCTCTACACTTGCTAAAGAAATAGTGATTTCTTGCCCAGTTAGATCTATCTCAACCCCGCTAATTACGCCTGCTACTCCTACCGCCGAAGTAATTTCTTGACCTGTTAAATCTATTCTAGCATTATGATTAACTGTAACGGTACCTATTGCGGAGGTAATTTCTTGACCTGTAACGTTTACAGGGGCATTTGCATTAACTTCTATACTACCTAAAGATGAAGTAATCGCTTGTCCTGTTAAAGTAACAATAACTCCTCCAGAACCAATCGCAGTACCTAGCGCTGAAGTAACTTGTTGTCCAACAGGAATAACAGTATATACACCACCCCAAACTCTATTACCCCAGGTTCCTCGTCCCCAACCTACTTCAATATTGGCATCAACAGTTACAGATCCTAGGCTCGAAGTGATACTTTGGCCCGTAACCGCAATAGTTAGATCTGTAAAAGCTGTAACTGATCCGATAGCTGAAGTTATTGGTTGTCCAGTAACATTCACTTCTATACTTGGAGTAGCAATAACGGCTCCTAAGCTTGATGTAATCGCTTGACCAGTTACACTGACATCTACGTCTGGACCTGATCCCCAAACTAGGGAACCCCAGGTATTTCTACCCCATCCTAATTCAGTGTAAGCTAAAATAGTTCCTGGAGAAGCTGTAATACTTTGACCTGTAACTGAAACAGTTACATCTGTAACTACGCTTGAAGATCCAACCGCAGAAGTTATTTGTTCTCCAGTAACTGGATAAACAGACGCTATTGAAAGCGTACCTGGAGCAGAAGTGATTTGTTGACCTGTTACAGTAACAGTTTCTGCGCCACCTTCTCCCCAATCCGCATTACCCCAGGTTAATCGACCCCAGCCTGTTTCATTATAAGCTGAAACAGTTCCAAGGGATGAAGTTATTTCAATTCCAGTAACCGCTATGAGCGTATCGCTTTGTTTTCCCCAAAGACCATACCCCCATTTAGTGCCGGATTCGCCCCATTTATTCGCCATGGAAGCCTCCGAAGAGGCCAGTTAAATAAACCTGTAAATTCATGAAACTGACCTCCTTGTAGTTTATGCTAATCTTATTATTGCTTCTGTCGCGTTAAACGCTGGAAATTGTATTGTAAATGTTCCTGATGTTGAAACTTTGTTTGAAACGAAATCTAGCACGGCTACGGATCTATTTTCCTGTGAAGTATTATAGATCAATGCACCCATCGCTGTGATGGTCGCTGTTAAATAAGATAAATTCGCAAAGTCTACAATTGCTGTAGTTCCTGATAATTTATGTGTTTGTCCTGATCTTGCTAAGTCTTTTCCTCCTGCAGAATAGTCTCCAGTAGCATCTGTAACTTGTCCTACTGTTGTATATGAACCTAACGATGGTCCAATCACGGATGAATCTGTATATAAAGCGAGTTTAAAGATATCCCCACTTGTAACTGCAAAATTCCCCGCATTAGTTCCTAGCAATTCGTTTTTAAATGAACTCGTTATTGCACTTGTTGTTATTGCCATAATTTTTCTCCTTTTTAAGCTGAAGGCGAATCAATTTTAATTCTGATTGCTCCATCAAAATAATCGTCTCTTCGTCTTCGACCAATTTGCTCAACTGCATACTTGGTTACTGCGGTTGTATACCTTTGATCATAGTATTGCAACATGTCCGCCGGTCCTTTTAAATATCCAAAGGCCTCCACCAGACAAGCATAAAGCAGTCCGTTGGGAAATCGCTGGCTAACATAAGTTGTAGTATTTGAACTACTCAATCCGTCTGGTTTTGCCACATAACTTGCCAGGATAGAATAAGTGGATCCAGGAACTGGGGCAAACATTAAAGTATCATCATCATAGTTGGCATAATATTTAGGTACTCCGGTGGTTAAATCTGGGTTATATTCATCAATAAAGGTGGTATCCCTTTTTTGTAAATATATTAAATCTCCCCCTGAAGTAATTTGAATAGCCCTAATAATCAAGGCTCCTGTCGGAAAATTTAAATATTTTTGAGATGCAATCATTGATGATGTTGCATATCTACGATCCGCATCCGTATTTACATCGCGTAAAATTCTTTCTTCGGCGTCTAAAATAAAACCATCAACAATAGTAGATGTAAAAACCGTACTATCTACTTCAGTATAGTCTCGTATTTTAGTCACCATTTGTGCATAAGTAAGACCTGCCATTATGGTGTTATGGTTATCGGTCCAACGGACACTGGATAACCTCCTCCTTCAATTCCTCCGATTGTAGCTGTATCAGTATCCACAACAAAATAAAACCAATCAGTAGTAAAATCTGTATCTCTAGCTCCACTAACCCATTTACCTGTTCGAATAGTATAGCCAGCTGCTAAAGCAATTTTAGCGCCCGTAATTCCATCAAAAGTTTGAGGATCAACATATCCTGATGTTGTAGGCATACCTCTAAATCGGTAAGTACTAGAATCTGTTAAATCATGACTAGGTACATGGACGTTTATATAGGAAGAACCTGCTCCATAAGTAACAAAAGGATTATACGGCATAAGCTGTGTAACAGCCGGAGCCACCCTTGCTGGCCTTGCATTTCTAAGTGCTTGAGGATCTCCCCCATAAACCTTAGGATCTATTAAAGGAGATTTAGGTTCGTATTCTGAAATATGAACCAAAGCTCCCGTCCATTCCTTAACCATTTCTAAGTACGGATATGCTTGACCGTCACGATCAGAAATGGATAGGGCATATTTACCTTTTGAAAATGGAGAGGCCATTATGTCACCTTGATCTTGAACCATCTTCATCCAATGCACGTTTAAGTTCGTCTTCGTAATAAAGTTTTAACTGTTGTGTTCTTTCGGGCGTATATTTCTGAGAGACATAAAAAGCAAGTCCTGAAATCATGCACGGAAGCCATCTGAATGGAACATCAGCCGTATTGGTATAAGCGCCGGCATCGTCTATTCTTTGAATGGAAAAATATTTTAAATGCGTATATGTTGATGCATCAGGAGTTAGATAAAGATTAATTAAAGGTAATGTTCCACTTCCTTGGCTGACTCTTTGGACATAATACTGTGAAGGAGTACCTGTTGTACCTTTATTAGGTATTGCTGCATATGTGGATCGATCTATTTTAGTAATGGATATATCTGTTGTCGAAGATGCTGGATCCACAGTCGTAGCGTTATTGGAAATAAACGCTTCAAGAACATCGCTACATCCACTCGCCGTAGTGTATTGACTTGTACCATCTGCCAACGGAGTGGCATTTAACTGAATTTTGAATAGGTGAACGCTAATGATCGTCTTGCTTTCTTAAGATCGTATCCTGAATTGGTCTGAATACCACATCTTTCATAAGCTTCCTCAACGACCTCATCTATTTGTAAATCGAATGTTGTTGTTCCACTGGTTGCCATTTACGCACATCCTATTTCTTTCTTTTTTTCGACTTCTTATGAAGCTTTGCTGCGATTCTTACTGCACCGAAACCAGCTAATTTTTTTCTTCGTGCTAAAAATCCACCTTCTTTTTTTCCAAGTTCATGTGCAAGTCTTCTTTGCTCAGCTCCAAGTCTTTCTTTGCCGCCTTTAGTGTAAGCCTTTTCTGCATCCACACGACCTTTTTCTTCTAGTATGTTTTCTCGTCTAGTGTTGACTCGACCACCTCTTTGCTTACTGATTCTTTGATTAGGTCTAGAACCCCACTTGCCGTAAGACTCATCTCTACGATCTCTCATAGATTGTTTTTTGCCAGATTCTTTCCCTCTTCTCATTCCTAATGATTCATCTTCTCTAGCTTTGTAGCCCTGGCTTCTTCCTTTTTTACGACGCACAGCACCACCTTTTCTTAACGCTCGTCCTTCAGCATCTGGCGTTCTTCGTCCTAATGCTCTTCCAACCGTATCGCTGAAAACACCGCCTGCTTGTAGAGCCTTACCTTTACCTCTTTTAGCTATTCCTCCGCCACGAAAATGTCCAGCTTTAGCTGGAACATCAGGAGCGTTGCCGGTCATCGCCACAC